TATGAATCAGAGGATACACTTTCTATTTTGAATCGTTATGTTGAAGAATCTGAAATATCTCTTGATAAATCAATTGTTCAGAAAATGCTTCATGAAATTTATCGTGAGGCATGTGAAATAGTTTAGATATGTTTTTACTAACAATTTACGGTAGAGAAAGAGAGGGGGCATATTCTGTTGTGAATGAATATGGGGAAAAAATTCTATACCTCTTTGAAGAAGAAGATGATGCTGAAAGATATGCTATGATGCTTGAAGAAGATGGGCATCCAGAAATGCATCTAATTGAAATTGAAGATGACATTATGTTACAAACTTGCAATTTAAATGACTATAAGTATACTATTATTACTTCAAATGATATTGTAATTCCTCCAAATTATTAATAATGATTACATTTAAGACCATAAAATGGCGCAATTTTTTGAGTACCGGACAGCACTTCACAGAGATAGATTTCACTAAAAACAAAACTAATTTAATTATTGGTACAAATGGTGCTGGTAAGAGTACAATTTTAGATGCATTATGCTTCTCTTTGTTTGGACGTAGTTTTAGAAAAATTAATAAACCACAACTTATCAATACAGTTAATGAGAAAGATTGTATTGTTGAAGTTGAATTTTTAATCGGAACATTAGAATGGAAAGTGATTCGTGGAATCAAACCAAATATCTTTGAAATTTATTGTAATGATAAAGTCATAGACCAAGTTTCTGCCTCAAATGACCAACAGAAATGGTTAGAGCAGACAGTTCTTAAAATGAATTATAAGTCATTTACACAAATTGTAATATTAGGGTCAAGTGCATTTGTTCCTTTTATGCAACTCCCTACATCACATCGTAGAGAAGTGATTGAAGATTTATTGGATATAAAAATCTTTTCTTCAATGAATACTGTAATTAAAGAAAAGATTCGTAAGATTCGTGATGAAGTAAAAACTTTAGAACTTAAAAAAGAATCTCTTTTTGATAAAGTTGAAATGCAAAAAAACTTTATTGAAGAACTTGAGAAACGTGGAAATGCAAATATAAATGCTAATAAAGAAAAGATTGCTAATTTAGATTCTGAAATTGTTGATTGTATAAAAGAAAATACTTTAATTGAAGAAGACGTTCTTAAGAATATAAAAAAACAAGAAGAAGTTGCTGGTGCATCTGATAAACTCAAAAAACTTGGAACATTAAAGGGTAAAATATCACAGAAAGTATCAACAATTACTGTTGAACATAAATTTTTTAATGAAAATACGGTATGCCCTACTTGCACACAGGAGATTGATGAAGAATTTAGAATAAATAAAATTAATGATGCTCAAATTAAGGCCAAGGATTTGCAATCTGGTTATAAAGAACTGGAAGTAGCAATCAAAGAGGAAGAGGAACGAGAGCATCAATTTATAACACTTTCAAAAGAGATTACAAAACTTACACATGAAGTTTCTAGGAACAATACTAAAATCTCTGGATGCCAAAGGCAAATCAGAGATCTTGAAAATGAAATTCAAAAACTTACCAACCAACTTAAAAACAGAAATTCTGAACATGAAAAATTAGAATCATTTCAAGAAACTCTTCATAATACTTATGATGAATTAGCAATCAAAAAAGATTCTATTAATTACTATGATTTTTCTTATGGTCTTTTAAAAGACGGTGGAGTTAAATCTAAAATTATTAAAAAATATCTTCCTCTAATAAATCAGCAAGTCAATCGTTATTTACAGATGATGGACTTTTATATAAACTTTACTCTTGATGAAGAGTTTAATGAAACTGTTCAATCTCCAATTCATGAAGATTTCTCATATGCTTCTTTTAGTGAAGGTGAGAAACAACGTATAGATTTAGCATTACTTTTTACTTGGAGAGAAGTCGCACGAATGAAAAATTCTGTGAACTGTAATTTGATGATACTTGATGAGATTTTTGATAGTTCTTTAGATTCTTCTGGAACAGAAGAGTTTCTTAAAATTATTCAATTTGTAGTAAAGGATGCTAATATTTTTGTTATCTCTCATAAAGCAGGATTGGAAGACCGATTTGAAAGTGTAATTAAATTTTCCAAGATAAAGGGGTTTAGCAGAATAGACACTTAAATATCTGTCCACTGCGGTGCCTTTATGGGCACCCTTTTTGTTATGATAGGTTCATAGGAAAAAAAAACGATGCCAGTCAATCACGAAATCAAATCACAACTTGCTAGATTGCTTGCTACTGAAGACTTGGTGGTTGAACACAAAAAAGTACCCACTGCCTGTTTTAACGTTCATACTCGTGTGTTAACCTTACCTTTGTGGGAAAAGGCAAGCAATATTGTGTATGACTTATTGGTCGGGCATGAAGTTGGCCATGCTCTTTTTACTGATGATGTTGACTGGACTGAAGAAACTAATGTTCCTCAACAGTTTGTGAATATCGTTGAAGATGCTCGTGTTGAAAAGTTAATTAAACGTAAGTATGCTGGCCTTGCAAAAACATTTTATGGTGGATATAAAGAACTGAAAGAACAAGATTTCTTTGAGATTGGAGATGAAGATATTTCTACTTTTAATCTTGCTGACCGTGCAAACCTTCACTTTAAAATTGGAAACTTCTTAACATTAGATTTTAATTCTGAAGAAAGTGAGATTATAAACTTAATCGCATCAACTGAAACTTTTTCTGATGTGTTGAATGCGGCAGAAGAACTCTATAAGTATTGTAAAAATGAGGAAGAACAAGAACAAAAAGTTAATGAGTTAGATTCTCATAAGTTAGAAAATAATGATAACTCTTCTAATGAAGGAGAAGAAGAGTCACAACAGGAATCTGAAGAATCAGATGAAGGTGAATCAGATAAATCTCAACCTTCAGAATCTCAAACAGAAGAATCTGAAAGAACTCAAGGAGAATCTGTAAGTAATACTCCTAAAGGATCTTCTAATGAACCAAAAATTCGTACAGAAGAAACTCTTCGTCAAAAAATTGAAGAACTTGTAAATCTTTCGGGTGGTGAAAATGTCTATGTTGAAATTCCAAAGGTAAATTTAGATACTGTTATCGAAAAAAATTCAGAAGTTCACGAATATATTGACGACTATTTTCTCAATCAACAAAATGTAAAAGATGAGTGGGCAAAAATAAATCAGTTATCTGAGCATAATATTTACGAACAATCTGATAGATTATTCAAAGAATTTAAAAATTCTGCTCAAAAAGAAGTTAATTACTTGGTAAAAGAATTTGAATGCCGTAAGGCAGCTGATTCATATGCTCGTATATCAATATCTCGTACTGGTGTTCTTGATACTACTCGTCTTCATACCTATAAGTATAATGAAGATCTTTTTAAGAAAATTAATGTGATACCTGATGGTAAAAATCACGGATTGATTTTTATTTTAGACTGGAGTGGATCAATGCAAACAGTATTAAAAGATACTTGTAAGCAACTTTACAATCTAATTTGGTTTTGTAAAAAAGTATCAATACCATTTGAAGTTTATGCCTTCACAAATGAATGGAAAAAGGATCTTAATCAACATTACCAAAGAAAAGAAGGTTTGATATGTGTATCTGAAGAATTTTGTTTACTTAATATCTTTACCAGCAAAGTAAACTCCAGATTATTAGAGGCTCAGATGATTAATATCTGGAGACTTTCACTTGCTATTTCTACTCCTTATTCCTGCCAATATTCATTCCCTGGTCGTCTCTCTCTTTCTGGTACACCACTAAATGAAAGTTTGATTGCTCTACACCAAATACTTCCAAAGTTTCGTAAAGATAATAAACTACAAAAAGTCCAGTGTGTAATTTTAACTGATGGTGAGGCAAATTATCTTCCATATCACCACATAGTAAAACGTGGAGGAAATGATTATATGGGTACTCGTGGAATGAATCCAAGTCAGTCTTTTCTTCGAGATCGTAAGATTGGAGCAACTTATAAAGTGGGTAATGATTACAATTCCTTTACAGAAGTTTTAATCTCCAATCTCAAAGATAATTTTCCATCTGTTAATTTTGTAGGTATTCGTGTTCTTGAAAATAAAGATACCTCTCGTTTTGTGAGTCTATATTACACACAACAATCTCCAGAATACGATAAAATTATGTCTTACTGGAAAAAGCATAGAAGTCTTAATATCTCAAATTCAGCATATGATGCATATTTTGGACTCTCCGCAAGTTCTCTTGCTCAAGATACTGAATTTGATGTTGCTGATGATGCGACTAAGGCACAGATTAAATCTGCATTTGTAAAATCTCTGAAAACTAAGAAGTTGAATAAGAAAGTTCTTGGTGAATTTGTAAGTATCATTTCATAAATACTTAAAAAATAAATTAGATATGAAAAAGTTTAAGAAGTTTGTTATAGAGGCAGGAGATTACTGGCATCCAGATGAAGATGAAGATAAAAAACTTCCTGGTAAAGGACCTCAAGAACGAGCTCGTGAAAACAGGGGACAAGATGTTTCACCACAAACAAAACCAGACTATAGTAAAAGATTAAAACCTGGTGAAACTTATATGCAATTTGCTAAACGTAAAGCGGCAGGAGGATGAAAAATAAATTTCCACTTGAACACTTTGTAAAATCTGACACCAAAGAAATTTGGGTAAGATGTGATAGTGCCATTACCGCAATGGGTATTGGTTCTATGGTTGAAAAATATTACCCTGGATACAAGGGGCATATTGGTAGTCAAGAGCATATTGAAAAACTTAAGAACCAATTGATGAACTGACCATAGGATGGTCTTTGCGATCTCTTTTCATTGTATAATGACTATAGTCAAAACAAACAACCAACTTTATGAAACGCATTCAAATGACTGATGATCAAGTTCTTTCAGATCTCAAGAATACTTTTGGTAAAGAGTTTATTGCTGCCGATGTTCGTGGGTATTGTGTTTCTAAAAATATTTCATATCCAACTGTAACTAAACGTTTAGAAAACTTTAAGGTTGGGCGTGGTAAATGGAATTTGGAAGTGACACAAAGAAAAGTTCAAGAAATAGAACGTAGTTACTCCTCCCCTGCTGCTATTCCTGCTGTGGAACAAAATCTTATTCCCGATAAAGATGATACTTTCGTCAAGTTTGGTAACTTCAATGATATTAAGAAAATTATTCAGTCCAATCTTTTTTATCCGACATTTATCACGGGTCTTTCGGGTAATGGTAAAACGTTCAGTGTTGAGCAAGCTTGTGCTCAACTTGGTAGGGAATTGATTCGTGTAAATATTACAATAGAGACTGATGAAGATGATTTGATTGGTGGGTTTCGTTTAATAAATGGTGAAACTGCTTGGCATAATGGCCCAGTTATTGAGGCACTTGAAAGAGGTGCGATTCTTCTTCTTGATGAGGTTGATTTAGCATCCAATAAAATACTTTGTCTTCAATCTGTTCTGGAAGGTAAAGGTGTATTTTTAAAGAAGATTGGTAAGTTTATAAGACCTACTTCTGGATTTAATATATTTGCAACTGCCAATACAAAAGGTAAAGGTAGTGAGGATGGAAGGTTTATTGGAACTAATGTTCTTAATGAAGCATTTTTAGAAAGATTTCCTGTAACCTTTGAACAGTCATATCCTGCTCCCTCAGTAGAACAAAGAATTTTAGAAGGTGTTGCTCTTGATTTGGGTATTGAAGATAAAGAGTTCTGTAAACGTCTTGTAGATTGGGGTGATGTAATTCGTAAGACCTTTTATGATGGTGGTATTGAAGAAATCATTTCCACTCGTCGTTTAGTTCATATTCTTCGTGCTTATAGTATCTTTCAAGATAAAGGTAAGGCAATACAGGTTTGTGTAAATCGTTTTGATGATGAAACCAAACAGGCATTCTTGGAACTTTATGACAAGATTGATGCTGATTTTATAATACCTTCTACCCCAGAAGCAGTTGACGCAACTCTCTCAAACTGATATAATATTAAAAGATAAAACTCTCTTTGATTGTGAAACTTTATGACTGAAAATTTTGAAACCGATTATGAAAGTTCAATTCCAAATCAAGATTTTTGGGAGGAAGATGGAATTAGTATAACTGGAAATCCCTATGCTTCTCCCGATACAATAGTTTTTGGAAATACTCATCTTTCAGGAGGTATGGGAAATGATCATATCAATTTTACTGAAAATCCATATATACCCTTCCCATATACGACTTCTCCATCCACTTCTTATGAGGTAAAACCACCACTAAATTCAGATCACTTCTGGAAGTTTGGTGAAGGAAAGACACTCAAAGTAGTAGAAGACTATATTAAAGGAACATATAATGGTCACTATGCCTCAGATAAGTCAAAGGTTCAAGTTCTGGATATGATTGATGCGATTGATGATGGAGTTCCTTTCTGTCGTGATAATCTCATTAAGTATTCTTCTCGTTTTGGTAAGAAGGATGGAATGTCAAAACTTGATGCCTTGAAGATTATACACTACGGTGTTCTTCTATATCATTTTGCCGGATTTAATAATGAAACTCAAAAATCAAACTATGAAACTTTCTGATAAAACACTCTCACTTCTTAAGAACTTCTCTGGTATCAATCAATCAATTCTTTTTAAGGAAGGTGATAAACTTCGCACTATTTCAGTGATGAAGAACATACTTGCTGAGGCAACGATTACTGAAACCTTTCCAAAGGACTTTGGAATCTATGATTTAAATCAATTTTTGAATGGACTCAATCTTCACCAAACACCTGAACTTGATTTTGAGAATGATAAGTATGTAATGATACGTGAAGGCAAATCAAGGTCTAAGTATTTCTTTGCTGACCCAAGTGTGATTGTAACACCACCAGATAAAGAGATTCTTCTTCCAAGTGAGGATGTATGCTTTGTGT